CGCCATCTTCAGCACATGTGAATGTCAATGAGTCATCGTCAAACTTAACATAGTCACCTCTTCTCATAGAGTGTCCAGCTACAGTTACTACCATATCACCGTCAGCAGGGGTGTATACAGCATTGGTAACTGTGTGGTTAATTATATCTGTTCTTGGATATGAGTGAGTAGAACTATTGCTTCCTGCTATACCAACATCAACTGTGATAGTTGTGGCTGATACTGCTGATATTGCCAATGCTTGTCCAGATGCAGGGTCACTGGATCTAGGATATGGATGATTAGTTGCGTGGTTATCAGCATCACAAGTAAATGTAACTGATCCATCAGCAAAGGTTACTGTGTTAGATGTGGTCAAACTATGTGACCCTATCTCCACTTCCATGACACCTGTGAGTGGGTCATAGGTTGTACCAGTCGCTGCTGTGAATGTTCCTGACGCTCCACCACCCGCTGTGATACCATCTGTGGTACCAGATACAAATGTGTGAGTTCCAGTGGCAGCATCGCATGTAAATGTGATACCTCCATCAGCAATCTTAAGAGTTGTGCCTCTGACATGTAGATTATATGCTACAACTGCCTTGAATGTATGAACAGTTGTGTTAGTGGATGGAGCTGTGTTTAATACTTGTACTTTAAATGTATTTCTTGTTACGTCTGTAATAGGTTGCCATAGTTCACTGATAGGATCACTACCTCTAGGGTAAGCATGGTCAGTAGCATTATTATCTTCAGCACATGTAAAGATAATTGAGTTATCGTCTATGATAATCTCATCTGTAGGTGTCAAACCATGATCCTCACAGGTTACTGTCATGATACCAGTAGTAGGATTGTAGTCAGCACTGTCTATGGTGAGGGTTCTTTCAGATCTTAGTCCATGAGGTAAAACAACAGCACCTGTAGAAGCACTTACAAAGGTATGTGTATGTCCACCACCACTCTGTACAGCGTCAGTAGCAACATAACCTGGTTTCCATCTATGTGCTGTAGTATTTGTAGAAGGGGTAGAAGAAAGAACCTGTACAGTGATTGTATTGTCAGTTACAGCGGTAATTGCTAGAGCATCTCCACTCGCAGGGTCACTAGGTCTTGGATATGAGTGGTCAGTGGTGTATAAATCCATAGCACACTGATATACAAGAGAGTTATCTGTAATTGTAACACTATCACCCACCTTGAGGATATGATTACCAATATTCAACTCAGCAAGACCTGTGTTTGGATCATAGTTTGAATCTGTAACAGTATGATTGACTAAAGGACTAGGTCCTACGTTGACTGTAATTGTATTAGTGTCTTTAGAAATAATCTTAAGTGCCTTATCATAGAATGGATCCTTCCCTAGTCTAGGATATGTCTTCTGATCATTATTACCATCCATTGAACATGTAAATGTCAATGAGTTTGGTCTGAACATGATCTCTTCACCAACTTCCATACTATGTGAACCAATGTTCACTGTCATAGATCCTGTATTGGCATTATATGTGGCAGCAGATACGTTGAACTGTGTATTGTAGACTTCCATGTCCATAATACCTGTAGCTGGATTGTAGTTAGCATCTGTGATCTGATAATTTACAAGAGGAGACTCTCCAACATACAATGTTATCGTAGTAGATGTCTTAGAAAGGATAGGAAGTGATTTCTGGTATGCCCAGTCAGTAGATCTAGGATATTTGTGGTGTGTCACACTACCATCTTGAGCACACTTGAATGTCAATGACATATCACCAAGTCTGACTCTGGTTCCTACCTCTAAATTATGAGATCCTATTGTTATCTCTACTTGTCCTGATGAAGCAGTATATACAGCGTTAGTTACGTTAAATGATTGAGCATAGTTGCTATATGCTGTGATCGTAGGATCTTTATACTGTGCCTTGTCTGTAAGATTAAGTTCTGGGTATGTCTCAAATGTCTCGTTGTTAATACACTTGAGAACCATCTGTCTTGCTTCTTCAAACACATAGAGTGTTTCTGACTCCTCACCCTGTACATGATTACCTACAAAATACATGTTGAGTGTATCATATAGAGTATGGTTACCACCGAATGCCACGTTGGTAGCAACAGCAGTCAGTACATCTCTTGTATCTGACTTACATTGTCCATCACCTAGACCAGGTGAGTTGAATCCAGTAGGAGCAGTTCTTGTAAAGGCATCCATAGTGTTTGTATCCACTGCTACCTCTACAATATTCATTAGAGTGTGTATAGTCGCTCTAGCACTAGCACATTGGTTGTCAGACCTAGTGATACCACCATCATACTTCTGTGTTTCACCATGATCACCAACTACAGTCACTGCTTCATTGGCAATGACCTGTCTAGCTATCTTGTCAGCCTCACGGAAAGCATAAATGGTATGAATTTCTTCACCTGCTACATGAGCACCATCAACATAGTACTTGGCAGCGTCATATACCTTATGGTTGCCACCAAACTTAGCATTGATAGAGACTGCTTCTAATACATCTCTTACATCATCTACACAGTCCTCGTCATTACCTGTGGGTTCTACAAATAGTGTTGGTTCAGTCCTAGTAACATGATTCATCAAGTCAGTATTGATAGCAGTAACAATAATATCAACAAACGTACTGATAGCGGACTTAGCACTAGCACAACCGTCGTATATGTAAGTAACATCTTCAAAGTATTGTTCATAACCATGATCTCCTGCGACTGATACTGTTTCATTTAAAATTATTTTGTTCATCAGACCTTTCATCTGATTAACAGCAGCGATTGTTTGTTGCTCCTCACCATCTGTTACATTACCATATGCTGATGTGTAATAGTAGGCAGCATCATATACCTTATTGTTAGCACCAAATAATAAGTTGAAAGCAATCGCTTCCAATATATCCATCAAGTCATCTCTACAGTCTTGTTCTGTGTATCCCTGAGCATGTGTATAACCAGGATAGTCAATAGTCTTGAATAGGTAGTATGCTTCCCAGACAATAAAGTCTGCGTTTGCTCTAATTAAATTATATGCGTCAAAGTGTCTCTTGTTAGCTATAGTATATGGTATATCGAGATGCATTCTATCTACCGCTTCTCTAGCGATGAAATCCTTGTTCATCAAGATGAGGTTAGCTGCGTCTGCGACCTTGTTATCTGTAGGTGTACCAAACTCATTCATCAGTCCCACAGCAATGTCTGCTATGATTCCTTTGTTGTTATCAATTAGAGTTCTAGCATCACCAAACTTGTTATTCGTAACATGGGTAGCACTATCAAGGACATTTGTTACAGTTATGTTACCAGTTGCCCCCGATCCGTCTGATAATTTGTTAGTAAATGGAACGTTGGTGTATGTACCAGCTGTATAGCCCGTACCTTGATATACTCCATCAGTCGTATTCAGGGAGGTGATAACATCACCAAACTGATCTAACTGGAAGTTTGTAGATATATCAGATCTCTTGAAGTACATTATGATAACTGTTGAGTTCCTCATAGGAGCTTCAAGGAAAGTTATCGTACTACCTGACAATGTATATGACTCAGGGTTCTGTACAATACCGTTGATAGTAACCATCAACTGATTCTTATTTGTAGGTGTTGTTGCTGTACCTCTAGTTCTTAACTGGAATGATGTATTATAATCGTCAAACTCTACAGTTAGTTGTTGCTGTGAGTCTGTAGATAAACCAGTAATGTCTATAGCTGCTCCACCTGGTGTAGCAGATAATGTAAAGGTATCATCATCTACACGATTGACATAGTAAGTTCCAACTGGTAATCCTCCGAGACTTACACCAAGTCGGATATTAGGATAGTTGCCGACGTTAGCAGTAGGTATATTGCCAGGATTGTCAATAGCATCCCATACAATCTGAGCAAGAACTGTGATCGCTGACTGAACATCGGCACATCCGCCAGGATCTTGTGTAATAGTGACATCTGAGAAAGGTAATAGGTTTTGGACTGCTTGTAGAGCAAGATCTCTAGCATACTGTATAGCAGCTATGGTTTCGACTGTTTCACCAACGATATAGTCTATAGCACCGTCAAGAACATAGGACTCAGCAGCATCTACAGAGAACTTGTTGCCCCCATAGCGTAAATCATTACACCATGCGATAACTATGAGTCTTAAATCTCTAGCACATGTGTCAGCATTGTAATCTGGTTTAGTACCATCAGTCAAGTTAGGATAACTCTGCTCTAACCATGTAATAGTAGTAGAAATAATGTAATCTAAGTTACCTAGTATCAAATCACGAGCATCTTGGAATCTGTCACCTTGTACAAAGTAAGTTACTCTCTGACCTGTAATTAATCCATGATTTACAGATGTTATTCTTTCATTTGCTATATCAACTATAGATGAACTTGTACCATCAAAGGTAAGAGTTCTCTGATTAATAGGATCTAACTTATCAACAACAGCAGATAAAATCTTTCTAACATCAAGTAACTGTTTACCAACAACCTGTATGTTAGTTGGGACTGTCGCTGTATAATCTGGTTTACCAAGTACAAAGTTCTCAATACGAGCTAACTTACCTGTGTTAGAGGCAGATGGTTTAGGTGTAAAGAATGTTGTACCATTGAATGATACGTTTTCATCACCAAATCTCTGCTCCCACCAGTTAAACATATCTGGATTGGATGGATTGTAGAATGATCTACGTTGATATCTCTTAAATGCTGATTGTGATACAACTTGTGTACCTAGTACCTTGAAACCAGCTGGGTGAGCAGAGTTTTTAAACTGATTCTTCCAGTCCTTAACATTGATAGGTGAGTTGACAACATATGAGAACTCTTGGTATCTGTCACTATCATATAGACGCTGATCGTTAAGATCAAGTATACCAGTAGTACGCTTAAACTCAGCAGTAGCAGTGGCGATAGGTGATACAGTAAAGTTAGCGATTGATCTGTCAAAGTCATGTATTTCTCCAAATGCGTTAGACTGTAAACCAAATACAGGTTGGTTAAGAGCAAACTCTCCTAGTTCTACTTCTACTGATAGGACTCTACCTTTAGGATCCCATGCCTTAACTGTACCTAGAGCAGAGAATGAATCTGTTGATGTACCTTGATATAGTTTCTCTCCAATAGCAAATGACGCAGGAGTCATAGTTACGGTGATTTGATCTCCTAAGTCTGTGGTTGTTAAGTTAAAGGTTGCTGTACCTCCATTACCAATAGAAGGTTGACCTGTAATTGTTATTGCTGTTCCGTCTAAAGCATCAGACAATGTTGCTGCCATCTTGAGTTGGTTACTAGCAAGACCATTAGCAAGTGTAGGTGCGATAGCAAAGTAAGTTGTATTTGCTACAAGAGGAGGAGGTAATGTACCATCAACCTCTAACAACTGTACTTCTGTACCTACAGGAATCTTAGTATCGTATGGGAAGTTAAGTGTACTATTAGATTGTAGTGGAACGAATGAGTGTGTAATTCTTGCTTGTACAGCAGGAGTAGATGAGTAACCTTTACCTGGATTTGCTACTGTAACTGCCTGAATAACTTCGTTGTCAATAATAGCATCCATAACTGCACCGCTTCCACCTCCACCAATAAGTTCGATTGTTGGTTTGGTAACGAATGATCCCCCACCGTTTGTAACAGTGAAGAAGTCAACGATTTGAGTTCTTGTGAGCTGTAGATTATAGTTTGTATTAACGCTTGGTTTGAGTGTTCTATCATGACTGTAGTTGTACGTGATATTATCTCCACCAAGACCAATGATCTTACCTAGGTCACTAGACTTGAGTAATATGGAAGCACCATTACCTGTACCCTGCTTGATCGTAATAATAGGAGGATTCTGGAATCTAGTTCCCGCGTTCTCAATAACAATGTGACTTACAGTTTCATCTATAACCTCTGCTCTTAAAACAGCTCCTATACCTGTACCACCAGATATAAGAACATCAGGAGCAGACAAGAAACCAGAACCAGAGTTAGAAACAATAACCTCATCAATAGAGGCATCAATAGTTGTTGCTGTTACTGCCTTTCTTACAAAGTCAAGTGCATCGACTCTAAGAACAAAGTCATCAGCAGAACTACCACCAGTAATATCCTCACCACGAACTGTGATAAGGTCACCTAGTGAATAGTTTGCTCCACCTGATAGTACAGTAGCACTTTGTACGTCATTAGTAGACGCATTGATGATAATCTGTATTGATACACCCTGTCCACCTGTAGGTGCTACAGATTCTTGTGATACCGTGTATGTACCTGGCGTGAAATTAGCAGATGTATTCTGACTATTAACACTAAGAGTAAGTACACCACCGTAGAATGGATCATCAATAAAGATTTCTGGGGCAGTACGGTAATTACTACCTCCATCACCATTTATAGCTATGTTACTTATAGTTCCTATCTCAGGACCTGATTGTGGAACGATAGCAGCAACGTTTGCTTGCTCACCTGATACTGCTGTTATAGTTGCTTGGTTTGATCCTGCGAATAACTTATTAGTATTAGCATTACCAACAGTAAACATGATGAAACCGCGAGTAGTAGCACCTACTAAGTTGTTACGTAAAGGTTGTACTCTCAGTGTAGATGTATTTGGGTTCCAGCTGATTACTTTACCTCTAGCAGTGTCACCGTCTAGAATAGTCTTAGATATAACTATGTCACCTTTGTTGAAGTCACCGAATATATTGTCTAGTGTCAAATCTACAAAATCAGGCATTGAGCAGATAACAGATGGTGGGTTGGCACCGTTATAACCTATACCCGCATCAATAACAGCTACGTCTTCTAGTTTACCTGAGATAGTGGCAAATGCTGTAGCACCACCACCTGATCTTTCCACACCAGTAAACTGAGGTAGAGTAGCATAGTTTCTACCAGGATCACCAATATTAACAGAAGCAATACCACCTGAAGGGAATATGGAGTCAGTAGAGTATGAAATTTGATTAGCAGATGTATAATTGTTTTCTGGTTCTCTTGCTAATATAAACTCAATCGTAGTTACAGTAGGAACTGCTGATACTGTATTTGATCCTAAGAACGGATCATTAACAACACTTAGATAACTACCAGATACATTACCATTGATATCAAAATAGAATAATGTGCCAGGTACGTCATTAAGTGAGATGGTAACAGAGTTTTGTTGTCCTGTAACTGGGTCATTCTCTGCTCCAACAATATTCTTATATGTGAATACATTTGTATTCTCTTTATCAAACGTAAACTCTAGTCTTCTATCAGCATTAGATGAATCAGTAGTATCAAATTTATAAAGATGTCCGTTAATAAGATCTAATTTAGGTTCTTTACAGTAAACTTCGGTTGCTGTGGGAATAGCAGTGTCAGTGATAATGCCTACTGCTTTCTTAAACTGGAATCTCCTTCCTGTGCTTATATTTGTAACTGTATGAGTTCCATCGTAATCTGATGGATTAGTTCCTGTAATTACAACCTCATCACCTATTGATAACTGATGGGCAGCACTACCTCTAACAGTAAATTCTTGATTGATAGAGTTGGGTGTAAGATAAAATCCATTAACACCACCAATATCATTGTTAGTAACTGGGTCTAACTGCTCATTGTTGTAATATCCCTTTCCTTCTTTAGTAAGAGTGACAGATGACACCTCACCACTCTCATTAACAACAATAGTAAACTCAGCACCCTCACCTGATGGAGCTGATGTATTGATAAGAGGCACTCTAGTATATGTACCAGGTGTTCCACCACTACCAGGCATGAATGTCCAAAGGTTCTGAACTAATCCACCAGTCTTTTTAACATTACCAATATCTACAGAGAAATTCTGACCCGCACCGCCAATATTTGATATATTAGCAGTCAATACGTCACCATCAGTGTAACCCTTACCTTGTCCTTGTATAGAGACTGATGTAACCGTATTTCCACTTACAGTAATATTAGCAGAAGCATTTTGTCCTGTACCGCCAATTAAAGGTACATTTGAGTAATTACCATCTGAGAGTCCTGTACCGCCAGTTATGCTAATATTAGCTTGTATAATTCTACCAGGCGAACTAATGAAGAAATTAGTTACATCAAAATATTTAAAGTGATATTTGTCGTTTATAATCTTTACATTAAGTTCACGAGTGTATTCATTGTCACCAATCGCAATATCTACACTATCTCCTAATTTTACGTAATGAGCAGATCCTGTAGTGATAGTTCCTGTTATTATGTCTGTAGTCGAGTTTACACCATAAGATATGGCATTTGTGTTTGATCCAGAGATTTTAGAGACTCTAGCAGATATACCGCTTCCTCCAGTTCCTGTTTCATCAAATATGAGTCTATCGTTTACTTTATAGTTAAATCCCGCACCTTCAATTAGATATTGGTCTAATCCGCTTGAGAAGTATCTGTTTGTCGCAGATACGAATAATGAGTCGACAGAACCACCTCTTACGCTTGGGAAGAAGGAATAGTAACCAATACCGACATCGACGAAACCAATAAAGGATTCATCGTCTTCTAGAACAATAGGAGTAGTTGAATCCTCCAAAGCAAGGAAATACTCAATAGGATTACCTCTATCCTTTCTTCTCACTAATGCTGTGTCTGTAGCAACATATGGTCGTTTATATCGAGATGCGTCTTCTGTAAAGTTCCTTTGGAGTCCATTTCCCTTCCAGTTGATATCATCTGCTTCAGAGTAGTAATTAGGACCTACAAAGTAAGGAAACTTGGGATTTCCAGTAGTTCCGTCTAATGTACAGAAATATGCGTATACTCCTAATGGATATTCGGGTGTTACGCAGAATCGACCATTATATTGATCTAAGTCGCCTAATCCCTCAACATATTCGTAATCTTCGATATATGTTCCCATTTTATCAATATCTGCCAAATCATTACCAACTAACGCATCTCTTTGCTGTCTAATGCGATATGAGCTGATCATTTGCTTCAACTCGTTATATGGGTTCTTATTCTCTCTATCTGTATATCCGTAAGGTCCGTAAATGGGATGTCCGTCAAATGACCATCCTATGATTGGGGAATGCCTTGTTGGGTTTAATTCTGCGTATGTTTGGTCACTTACGTTATCTCCAAGTAAGAAACGCATTTTCTTTGGATTATAAAGGTATCCATACTCTCCACCGTAAATTCCGAAGTTAGCCCCCTTCATAGAGATGCCATTGTTCGTATCCGCAACTTTAGGTGCCACAAACAGTGGATCTCCAACTTCATCCGCACTAGCAGCTAAGTTCTTGGTCAATACGGGTAATTCAACTTGGAATGTAGCTCCAGAGCCAGGATACACAATATCAACAGTTGTTTTACCTGAAGTATAACCTATACCACCATTTGTCACGGTAATGTTAGTAACTTGCTGCGTACCAGAGTTTATGCTCGCAAAAGCAACCGCACCGACTCCATCTCCGTTAATAACGACATCAGGAGCACCATAGTAGTTACTACCACCAAATGTCAAGATAATAGATACGATTCTGCCATTTACAATAGATGGGTAAGCAACAGCACCAGATCCAGACACTAGAGTGATATTTGGTCTTTCGTTATAGTTTGTACCCGCATTTGTGATTGTTATACCTTCAGCTTCCAATCCACCACGAACAACCGCTGTAGCAGACGCACCTTCTCCTCCACCACCAGATATAACCACTGTAGGTACAGATTCGTATCCTTCGCCTGGTGCGGAGACAGATATAGCAGTTATCTCTCCTGCTGTGATTGTAGCAGTCGCAGATGCCTCAACTGTAGGATTACCACCGACAATAGCGATTGTAGGAGCTGTTGTGTAACCAGATCCACCATTATCTACGTTTACCGCAAATAGTGAACCAGATACGCTTACAGTTGCTTCAGCAGAGATTCCCTCGAACTCCCAGAGGCAAGCTCCGTCTTGTACTGGATCTGAAGTGGTATGTGTAGGTTCTTGTCCTATTTCTGCGGTTTTACCGCTTCCTAAGTTTTTATATCTGTATCCTAGACTATTTCTAATTCTTTGGTTAAGGAAGTACGCTGTATCTCTTGCGTGGAGTGGTTCAAACTCTACAATCGGTGGATTGGTGATATCATAACCAGATCCCGCATTTATTACGGATATTGACTTTACACCACCGAATAATTTTGTATCATTCGATTTATAAGAGAAAAACGGTACACCATTCACACCAATAGCAACTTGACCCACAGGAGTCGCAGTTTTGTTGGATTTGGTGATTGTTTGAAGAGGAATGCGTTTTAGATACCTCTGGTTGCCAGGATCTAGGTCATCAGCGTGGAAAGGTCCTATTTCATGACCAGGCACACCTGGTGACGCTACAATAGCATGTTCAGCAGATCTATAGACATTTTGTACGTCAGATGGTGTATTCTGTAATCCTAGACGTATAGATGTGTCAGATGACGTAGATTTCGCATATTCACGTGTAACTAAGAATCCTACGTCTACTCCACGGATAGGAGTGCTAGGAATCAAGATACTAAAGGTATTATTGTTACTTACACCTCTTACATTGAATGATGAGTTGTATATGTCCTCTGGTGCGTTCAATATGACTACTTCATCATCTCTTTTCAATCCATGCTCTTGTTCAGTCGTAATATTCGCTACAACGCTGCCATCGTTCAATGGAACGTCTAAAACTATAGAAGTTCCGTTCAATAACTTCTTGACGTTGTATATAAAGCTCTCATAGATGGGATCTAGTGAATCAAAGCCTGGTTCTGACGGTGTGGTGACTTTTGAGTCTTGTAGGTAATATTTACCGCCACTTACGATGTCTATTCCTCTAGTACCACCAAATACTCTTAAACTGATCCTAGATCCATCTATATTACTCTCTCCGTAGATAGCATAAGAAGATATGACTTCAGATCCCGCAATATGGGGTGCTGCTACTGTATCTTGTCTCGCACGGGTACATCCTAGGAACTGTGTGACTGTTTTGTCCGTATAGTTGATAATTTCATCATCTATACGAATAGCTCCGTTTATTTCTGGCCATCCGATAGTAGAGTCAACTGTTATGACACTTTCCGACAAATTGGAGCTTACATCTTCACTAAGGAGCGTTTTATACGGAGTTGTGAAACTTCCTTCGCCATTTTCCGTGTCTACATCCAATTCATAGATCTTTCCGTCTTCGGTAAACACCTCAACTACGGATTTTACGTATATACGTGCGGAATTAACGTTTGAGTCGTTTGGATCGTTCTCTTGATACAATACTTGTCCTGTAAGTTCTACAGGGTTTCCGCTTATCGCTGTAGCACGAATAATCTCCCTTACAGTGTAAAATGCGTCACTAGGTTTGAATATTCTGTCTTTAGGGTACTCAATAACTGACTCTACACCGAAGAGCACTCTCATCAAGTATTTGAATGACCTTGATGTACCTTTAGAAGCATAAAAGTCCTTAAGACGTTTAGTAACTGTTGATTGTTGTATCCCATCAGCAAACTTGCTTGGGAAAGACTCGGCAAACTGATCTCTAAACCTCTGTAGCAAGAATAGAGGTAAAAGGTTGTTCAGGTTGATTACTGTAGACCCAAAGTTGTGGTAAGCAGCTACAGAGGAGGTAAAGGTGTACTCTGATAGTGTACCTACCTTAGTAGTAGCATGAAAACCTCTAACACAATCTCTAAACTGTGTTTGGGACTTACTCTTATAGTATATGATCTCTTCGTCTATCATTAAGAGACCTTCTTTTGGAAAATCTCTAGTATTACCTACGTCTATGACTGTAGCATCAGTTGCGATCCCAGAGGACGCTGTAGTCGACTCTACGAGGTCGTTTAGACGGTCTATGTTATAATATTCATCTATGTTCTGTATTATATCAACTGGGTTACCTTTCAACTCCAGTGCTTGATAGTAATATTTGACAAATTGAATAAAGTCAGGATAATCCTCCTTGATAAACTGAGGTATTTGCTCCTCTAGTCTACCTGAGACTTTAGTTCTTGATTCTGGCGAAACAGAAGCATCAATCGGGTCAACTGTAACCTCAGTTTGAGGTGTGACCCACGACGCAACTCTCCACGACGATTGTTCAGCGGGCATTACTAACTATAGCTCGATTCTGGTACTACACCTGTTCCAGAGGTATTGGATCCACTGGAAATCTCATCATCTATTACATTTACCACTAGATTATCTATACCTAGTGTCAGATAGGTTTCTCTGAGTGAAACTAAATCATTAGATTCTGGATTTACGGAGAATTGTATAATATTGTCAGTAGAGTTAACCACTTCAGTGATAATAAGGTCGTTGATAGTAACTTCTCCTGCGGTATAGTCAATTACACCCCAGTTACCACCAATATACTGTTTTGAACCATCCGTGTTCACATAATAAAGACGAATAGTTCCTAATCCGTCATCATCCAAGTAAAATACTTGGTTTCCACCATCAGCACGTTTAAAACCATTAGTTTCAAGTGTTGCCATACTTACATCTGCGTTTATTCTGTTTCCGAAGCAAATTTTGTAATTAAATCTCTGATTAAGAGAGATAGTTACGTTTTTACGCATTTTCACCTTTGTGATGTTAGATGTGATGCTTGGTTCCGCATCATCAATCACTTTTTGAATTTTAGAGTACTTAAACTTACCGCCAAATTTGTTAAACTCAGCAGAAGCGTTTAAAGTCTCCATTGTTCTGTAGACAATCTGTTTTATCTCTTCTTGTGACCTTCTAGTTTTGTTTGGGTTGAAATAAACGTAAGAAACTAAGTCAATAAACAAAACAGATGGATCCATGATCTTTGGTTCCACTGCACCTACTGAATATGAACGTATTTTCTTCTGTACCGCATCTTTTTCAGATATAGACAGACGATCTGCGTTTTTAGGTTTGATTACGACAATGACTTTACCGTATTCTGGTGGATCTGCCTCTTCACCACCAAAAGCAACAATAGATTGAACGTTAGGATAGATCTGAGGGATAATTGCCTCGTAATCCTTAGTAGTTACTGCTCTACCGAAGCTAGAATAGAACTTAGGGGCAGAATACTTGATTGAATCAATAGTTTCTGGTTGAGCACCACCATCAGGAGGCACAGTTAAGGTTAAACTGATACCAGAAGTGATTGGAGCGTTACGAGAGTCCTTTACAGTGCCCGCAAACGAGAATCCAGTCAATCCATTAGGTTCTGCTCCTATAGAAGTGGGGTATGTGACTTCTATTACGTCTCCGTTGATCAATGCTTCACCTAAAACACCATCACCAAAGACTATCTCTGGTTTTTTGGTCTCAGACTCCTCTAAGAAGAAGACTTTACTAATATTGCTTACACCTGTTATGTCTGTTGCTTCAAGATATGCATCAGTGATAGTTCCACGTGTTACTTCTACACTCATAGCAGAAGTATCGGCATTCAAGTTGCCTAATATGAACCTTTGTCTTTCTGATTCTGTTTTTACGAAAGTATCAGTGATGAATATTCCTTCAAATGCTTCTACACCTGTGAATGTTGCTTTACCATCAAGAGTATTGACAGATACAATCATATCTTTGGGTATGGAGAAGATAAAGTTCTTTCCACCATCTCCTGTAAAGGATGCGAACACTCCTTTGTTGATTTGTACTGATTCTGGATACCCTCTACCATTAGCCCCTGTGCCATATACCGTCTGTACGACCACTTTAAACGTCGCACGGGCACTTCTAGCACTCCTTGGGGTATATCCTATCAGTTTAGCTAACTTTACTACGTTTTCCCTTAGAACTGCAGTGTCTAAGTAGTTTTCGTTGATTGCTAGGTTAGCATTAACTGCAGAGTAGTAAGTATTGTAAGCAAGTATGTCTAATAACGTCGACAGAGATGATCCTTCAAAGTCGTAATCGCTAAATTCAGACTGTCCCCTTAAATATGCTTTTAGTTGTGCTTTTATCTCGCCAAATTCTAGCGAGTTGACTTGGGTTAGTGCCATTACCTCTTCAGTATAACTTCTAAGTTGTCAATCACATTAGGTAGACCTGTGATTAGGTAATATATCTCAACTTGTAGATCGTTATCTCTTTCGTTGAACTCAGTCTTCACTCTATAGCACACCACACGTGGTTCGTATAGGTTAATGATGTTTTTTATCTGATCTTCAATTAAAGCAGAATCTCCACCAATGTAATTCTCGAATAGGGCACCAGTTATGTTGCCACCATAATTCGGCAAGAATGGTTTCTCATAAAAGTTGTATCGAACTATGTTCTTTACAGACTCCTTGATCGCATTCTCGTTCTTTAGAGTATTAACGTCTTTTGTGATTGGATTTCTTCTAAATGATAGATCAAAATCCTTAAACGCACGACTGGGTAGAGCACCCGAACTTGTCATATAACAATGTATATTGCCTCAATGTTTATTTAGACACGTTTTCAAAAGGTTTTCGTTTCTTTCCTTGTCTATCACTACGAGGATCGGTAATTAAGTACCTACAATACTCATTTCCATGGTCGTAGAAGTGATCTGACATGTCTACGGGTATATTTGCGTTCCTTTTTCCGTCTACAATTCTATTTGCCTTGGCCACGATACTTTTTCCTCGCTTTATTTCGGGATGTA